TTATCCTTTTTGCAAGTCAAAGCGCGCCACAACACGGCGCCGCCACGGCTGTGAAAGCGGGCTTTCGACGACGCCATGGCCAGTGTAGGCGTGAATGAACGCAGGGGTGTCATCCGTCGCCGACAGGATGCCCAGATGCTTGGCCACCGCCCCGCCGCGCATCCGGAACAAGAGCACCTGCCCCGGCACCCATGCGCCACACACTGATCTCATATGACGCGACGCCGCCGCAGCCAGAGTCTCAAGGCCCTGCGGTTCGTCCCAATCAGCGGTGTAAGCTGGTATAGCTTCTGGCTCTGCGCCGTTCACGGCCCGCCAGACGCCTCGCACAAGGCCGAGGCAGTCACATCCCGCCCCTTGCACAGAAGCCTGATGGACGTAGGGCGTTCCGATCCACGCCCGCGCTGTGTCCACGACCGCGTTCATCTGTTCAGGCTCCCGCCATCTGCATCGGCACTGGCGCGGGGCACGCTGACAAGCCAGTCATCGCCAGGAATATGCGGAAAGCCCCGAAAATTCGCGATGTTGGCGAATTTTTCGCGGCAGGTGTCAGCCCGTTTGTCACAGCCAGCTTCGAGCCGGACGGTGTCGCCAGTGGCCAGACCGGTCAATGGCTCCCAGAGTGTGATCTGGCGTAGCCCAGCGTCTCGATCATGTTTAATCGCACCGACCATCCCCTTTGCGCGGCCGTCCAGCACGCGCAAGCGCCCGTGCGCAAACCAGCTTGCATTAAAACCAGCCACAGGGAGCGAAAGCAGCGTTTCGTCGGTGACCTTTTGGACAATTGATTCTGCGTAGTAAGCAGGATCGTCCAGATCAAAGCCACAGGACACATCACCCAGAACAGCCGAACAGCTTTTGATGAAGCTGCGTCCAAGGGGTTGGTTCAGCGGGTCGGTCAGACCGCGCAACTCTGCCTCGAACGCACCTGCGCTGCGGGTGATTTCCCCGATCGTGCCGCGAAACTTGACCTGTCGCGCAGCGACATTGTCCCATTGCACCAGCCAGTTCGTGACTTCAGCCCCGTCAAAGCGCCCCGCGGTGATGTCTTCGGGATCAATGGCATCGGACTGCAAAAGACCGACCGCTTCGGTGTTGTTGACGGAAAGGCCCGTCGTCGCGGAAAGCGCCTTGGCCGACAGGCCGCTGTCGGCCATGAAGGTCACGCCATCGAACACGAGGGGGCCGTCATGGTCGGTAAAACCGAAAGTTCGACCGTCGCGCCGTTTGATCATCCAGCATTGGCAGACGTGAGTCTGCCCGCCGGCCAAATGGGCATGGAGGTCTGCAGCACTCATACCCGCACCTCAATCACGGGTACGCTGGGCGCCTCACCCGCCTGAAAGCTGCTGACGGCTGTGTGAATGCGATCGGAATCAAAGCGCACCGGCACGTCAAATTCAAAGCCTGCGCGTACTTCGGCCCCCTCGCCCGGAGGGCTCGTGAAATGCACAATACCGGTGACCGGATCGACAGTATAGTCGATGCTGTCCGCGACTTCGTCCCCGCCGATAGCAACCCGCACGGTGCCAATCACGGGTTTGGAAATGACGCGGCCATAACACTGATCGCCAGACGCATAATCCTTGATCAACTGAAAGCGGTCGGTTTCGCCATCCCCGATCCCAAGCAGCTGGTCCTGCGCACCGGGCTTGTCGCATGGTGCGCAGGATTTGAAATCGCCCCAGTCCTTCCAGCGAAACCCGAACAACTGGCCTTGACGCGCCTCGAAAAACGCGACCAGCAAGGCCACATCGTCAAGCGAGCGCAGACCCAATCCCGCGTCATAGCGGCGGCGCGAATGTGCCCAGGGCGTGTTGCGTTCCTCAAACCCGTTAGCGAGGGTGACAATCTCCGTGCGCCGCTCCGGCCCGCCGAGGGCGCCGAACGAAAGAGAGGCCGGAAAGCGGACTTCGTGAAATGACATGGGGGGATCCTTCCTAGCGATTGCGTTGAGCACGACCCAGCACGCGCGCCATCTGCGCGGCGATCTGGCCTTGGGATCGCTGAAAGCTTTGCGCATCCGGCGTCGTGATATTCATGGTGACGTTGACCGCTTGTCCACTTCCGCCGCGCACACCAAGTTTGCCGTCGGCCCCGCGCGCAAGAGGCATGATCGCTTCCGGTCCCGCTTCGCCCATCAGTCCGGTGCCGCCGCGCATCGGAAAACTCGTCGCGCCGGATACGACACCACCACGTGCGAAAGGCATGACGCGCCCTTGGGAAAAGGCACCGCCGTCTGCGAACGGCATCAACCCAGATACGGCCGCGTTCACGCCATCGGACAAAAGGCCCCCAAGATGATTGGTGACCGGGGCAATCGCCGCATTGTAAGCTGTGTCAGCCATCGACTTTGCGATGCCGGATAGGGCATCTGATAGATTCATTCCGTCAAGTACAAGGCCGTCAAATGCCTTGCGCAATCCGTTGGAAAACCCCCGTTCGAGGTTCCCTAGATCACGCGTCGTAGCGGCAAGGCTTGATTGTACGCCACGCAATTGCCCGTCAAAGGCGCGTGCCACCGCGGCGGCATCGCCAAGCGTGCGTTCGAGTGCGGATACGTCGGCATCTAGATCGTCAATGCGGTCGATATCATCCATCGTTCATCCTTTCGGGATCGGGGTAGCGGGCCAGAAGATCATCCAGCTGCGCGCGGCACAGCGGCGCTGGCGCATCGGCGATGCCCAGCATCAAGGCAAGCTCTGCAGGTGAGAGTCGCCAGAACTGATCCGGTGTCAGGCGCAATCCGCCCATCCCGGCTTTCATCAGTGCGGGCCAGTCAAGGCCCGTCATGCGGGTGGCGTAAATGCGCGGGCCAGCAAAGTCGCGGCGATCTGCGCGGCACCAATCGGACCGCCCGCGATATCAGCAGTCAGCAGATCGGCAGTACTGCCCTGCCAACCACCACCACGCAGGCCCGCGACGATCAAGGCCATCACGTCACGCCCCGCGTAGTTGCCGCTTTCGAACCGCTTGACCAGATCGACCATCGATCGTTCTTCCAGCTGGCTTTCCAGTTCCGCCAGCGCGCCCAGCGTCAGTTTGCAAACATGGGCGTTGCCGTCGATGAAGACAGACACTTCGCCCGCTAGCGGATTGACCATCAGACCAGCGCCTCGAAAATCAGCGCACTGGCAGAAGCGAGCGCCATTTCATAGGTTGCCTCACCGTCATAGGTGCCTGCGTATTCGATCGATGTGATCTGGAACGCGCCTTCGACCGTGCCGAAATCGGGGATGATCACCTGAAACGTGGGCGTTTCGCCATCAAAGAAGATCTGACGCACGCGTTCATCAGTGGCAGCATCCTTGAACACACCGGACCCTGAAATCGACGCGGTCTTGACGCCTGCCCCCGCCAGCAATTCACGCCATCCGCCCGCGCTTTCGAGGCTCGTGACATCGACGCTTTCCGCGTTGAAGCTGATCCTTGTGGCCCGCAAACCTGCAGCCGTTTCAAACGCGCCGTCGCCCGTCATATCAATCTTGACCAACAGGTCCTTACCGTTCTGAGCAGCCATGGCTGTCACTCCTTTGGATTATGGGGTTTGGGGCGCGTCGCAGACGCGGGCGCGGAAAAACAGATCGATGCGGCGGGTATCACCGGTCCCGACACGTGCGGCAGCCGCTTTGAAGAAATTCAGGCTGACCAGTGCGCCACGCGACAGCGGCAGATCCGCATTGACGAGCGCATCAGAGACGAGACCCGCAGCTTCCTTTGCCACCGCGAAACCGGCGGCATCGCTGACGACGGAAATTGTCAGTTCATGCAGGGCACCACCGCCTGTTGCGTCGGACGCATCGCGCACCTTTTCAGGACCAAGCGCGACATAAAGCGACGGCACGGACCCGCTGGGCAAGGCGTCGAAGATATTGCCCGCCACAAGTGCTGACAGATCAGGATCCGTGAACAGCTGCTGAAAGACAGCGGCCTGCAAAGGGGCGGACATGGCATAGCTCATGTTGTGACCTCCTCTTCTGCGTGGCACGTGAGGTAACGGGCAAAGCGATCAACCTCGGTAACTGCCGTGATTTCGAACAGGCGTTCGCCTTCACGAAACCGCTGTCCCGGCGTGGGGCGCTGGTCTGAACCAACTGGCGCAGAACGGACAACGATACGCAGTGGAACGCGGCTGCGTGGCAGGTTATGTGCGGCCAGCTCGCGGCCCGAACCCGGCACAATTTGTGCCCAGAGCGTTCCAACAGTGTCCCAGACAACTGTGAAACCGCCAGCATCGTCAGACACGCGCGTCTGTGTCTCTAGTTTCAGTCGGCGGTTGAGATGCGGCGTCTTCATGTCCGACCACCCATGAACAGGCGGACGGTGCGATAGGGTTCGATCAGCGCAGCGACACCAAAAGGCAGCGCCTGCTGCGGCGTCATCGCGTCCATCCGGTATTCGTAATAGTGTGCGGCAAGCATGAAGCAGGCATGTGCCAGATCGACGGGTAAGTCAGACCATTCAGGACCGAATCCGGCAAGCATTTCGATCCGCACATGACCGCCGCATGGGATCGCCGGGAGTGTTGAACTTTTGGCTTCAAGCGTCGGGCGCTGCATGTCGGGTCGCAGGGTCCAGCGATCTGGGGACAGTACTTCTGTCCCGTTAGAATCGACAAGCACCATCTGGGAAATCGCATTGACCGGTGCCAGTGGCAACGGTTGGCGCGTATCGTTGCGCCATGCCGTCAACGTCCAGCTGAACGCACGTTCGATCAGAACCTTGCCCGTTCGCGCTTCAACCGCTGCGATCGCGGCACGCAGAAAACCTTCCAGCACGCCATCCTGCAGATCACCGTCAGAAAAGCCCGACCCCAGGCGCAGGTGGTCCTTGAAGGCGTTCAAGGGAATTCCCCCCTGCGGGACTGTTGTCAACTCGACTAACATCATGAATTTACTCCGCATTCATTGCTTGCTGATGAAAATCCCGGACACGCTGTGGCTCCCTCCGGCACCGATTGCTCGGACGGAAGGAAGCAGCTGGACAACCAGCACCGAAAGGACAGCGCGTCCGGGGCTAAGGGCGGATGCAGCAACGCACCCCGCCCCTATGCCTTTAGCTTTCTGAGAATTTCAGCAGCTTGATCGCGGCATAGTCACTGACGGCACCGCCGACACGCTTGGTCGCATAGAACAGGACATGCGGCTTGGCCGAGAACGGATCACGCAGCACGCGCAGATCAGGTCGTTCGGCAACGGTATAACCGGCCCCGAAATCGCCAAAGGCAATTGCTGCTGCATCCGCGCCGATATCCGGCATGTCTTCGGCAATCAGAACCGGATAGCCCATCAGCCGTGCAGGTTCGCCGGCGGCAAGTCCGTCTGACCACAGGAAACGACCGTCGGAGTCCTTGAGCTGGCGTACCGCACCAACGGTGCGTGAATTCATCACAAAGGTTGCACCGGCGCGATACTGGGCCCCAAGCGCATAGACCAGATCGATGATCTTTTCAGCACCGCCAAGATCGCCTGACACGCCCGTCGGCACATAGCCAAGGTTGCCCCAGACCCAAACATCATTGTCGACTGTCGGCGCGGTCAGGAAACCCTGCGGTTTTTCAATCCCGTCACCGTTGACGAAAGCGGCCGCTTCAGAGCGTGCAAATTTCGTAGCGATGCGATCCGCCAGCCAGCCTTCAATGTCAAAGGCGCTGTCATCCAGCAGACGCTGTGATGCCTTCGGCAGCGCGGACAATTCATGCAGCGGGATCGTGATGCGATCAATCTGCGGGCTGTCCGTTTCTGCAAGCGAGCCGGTTTCGGTCGCCCAACCGGCACCGATATCGGCGTGATCGACCAGCACATCGAAAGACGTCGCATCGACGTTCACGACATTGGCGATCGCGCGGATCGAGGCTGTCGCTGACAAGGTGGATTTGATTGTGTCCGCGGTTTGCGGGTCCACAAGGTATCCGCCATCAGCCGCCACAGCAGTGCTAAGCGCCTTACCTTCAAGTTCCAGGCCGCGCAGCCCGTCATCATCGCCCGAGCGCAGATAGGCCGAAAAAGCCTTCTGGTGGGGGGCGTCAATCTCTGCTGTCATACCCAGTTCCGGGCGGCGCGCCAGCATCGTCTTTCGGTCCAATTTGTTCATGCGATCTTCCTGTTTTTGCAATGTGGCGTGAATGCCGGTGGAAAAAGATTTGAATTCGCTCATGAAACCGCCAATCGCGGTCTTGAGATCATCGGCCGGAGACAAAGCTTCCCCGGTCCGAGAAACGCTCTCGGGTACAGTCATTTTCAGTCCTTCTTTGTCGGTGGTTAGCGGGTGATCATCGCGTTGCGGGCTTCCGTGAATACCGCCGCCAATTCGCGCATCGTGATCTCGGCAGGATCATCGCCCTTGCCTGCCACACGCGCATCAGGAAGCATCGGGAAAGTCACAAGCGACACTTCCCAGAGCTCCAGTTCAGACAATAGGCGTCCACCCTTGTCATTCTTTGCAGCCTTCACGGCGCGATAGCCAATTGACAGACCATCGATCGCCCCGGCAGCAATCAAAGCGGCAACATCGCGCCCCTTTGCAACATCGGTGAGGATACGCCCTTTCACCCACAGCCCTTTGCTGTCCTCGCGGACTTCGTCCCAGACGCCGATGGGTTGCGCCGGATCGTGCTGCCACAGCATCTTGATGCCGGACTTCATGGTCTTCAACGACGTGGCATAGGCCCCTTTGGCGACAACATCGCCACCCTGATCCTTGCGATCGAAAAGCGATGCATAGCCTTCGATCACGGTCCCGTCCGAGACATTGACCGTATCTCCCAATCGGCAGAATTTATGTTCCAGTTCCATGCATTCAGCCTTTCAATACAGCGAGAAGTTCGAGGACAAAAACGGCGGCGCAGGCGCAGACGATCAGCAAGATTTGCCATTCCAGCCGGTTCACCATGAGTTCGATCCGACCAAGGCGGTTATCCACCTGGGCAAACCAGAAATCGGTCACAGGCGGCTGCACGTATTCAGGCCGCTTCAATTCGACGATCTTGTCATTCATCCCCGACCTCCAATGCTGGCAAGCCCAGCAGGTTCCGCTTTTCAGCGGTGGTCAAAAACGTTGAATCCGCCACGCGGCGCCATTGTGCATCGCGTTCTGCTGACAAGGCCGGGATCTGGTCAAGGTCGGGGCGTAATTCAACGCGCTCGCCTGCAAAATCAGACAGCCAGTCAGCAATTGCGCTGACCACCCTTGTCGCAAGCGGCAGAACAGTCAGGCGATAGAAGGCGCGGTTGGCTTCCTGATAGTTTGCATAGGTTGCATCACCGGGAATTCCCAAAAGCATGGGCGGCACACCGAAGGCGATCGAAATCTCGCGCGCGGCAGCTTCTTTGGTTTTCTGGAATTCCATGTCGGATGGCGAGAACCCCATCGGTTTCCAATCAAGCCCGCCTTCCAGCAGCATAGGCCGGCCTGCATTGCGGGCACCCTGATGCTGGCTTTCCATCTCATCGACCAACCTTGCGTATTGGTCCTCGGACATGGATGCCTGTCCGTCAGCACCGCGATAGACAATGGCACCAGACGGACGCGCCGCATTGTCGAGCAACGCCTTGGACCAGCGCGATGCAGCATTGTGCACGTCAATCGCGCCTGCTGCGGCCTGGAGCGGCGAAAACCCATAATGATCGTCTTGCGGATGGAACGACCGGATATGGCAAATCGGGCTGACGTCACCGACGACAAAACGATGCTTCTTTGCCCCCACGACGTATTCATAGGCAACGGGCCAGCCGTCTGTCCCCGGAATAAGGCGCATCCGGTCTGAACGCAGCACATGCATCTCAAGTGGCAGACCATCATCCGCAACCGCTTCGAGATAGCCATTTCCGGTCAGTAGCAACTGACCAAAAAGTGCTTCCAGCAGCTCTGCACGGCCTTGCCCTGCGTTGGGTCGGGCCAGCAAGGCTTGTACGGGGTGCGCGTCGTAGCGGCGTTCACGGTCCTGTACAAGCAGCGGGACAGCGGCAGCAGCCTCTGCGATCAGCTTGACCGCGCGAAATCCGATCGGATTGCCGGTGAAACCGGCGCGGGTCAGTGACGCCGTATCACGCGGTGTCCAGGCCACGCGACCTTGTGTCGACCAAGCCACGACCGGACCTGTCGCAGAGGCTTTCACCTCTTCGACGGGCTGCGGTTTCGACTTGTTCAGAAATTCAAACATACAGTTCTCCTTGGTCCGAAAGGCCACCTGCCCTTGGTCGTTGAAATGAATGTGCACGGAAAAAATGAAGGTGTAGAAAACCGACCGCGCGGAGCAATGAACAAAACGTTAAAGGGAGCGAATCCGCGCAGCGGACGCATTCGCCGTTCTGCCGATTTCCAGATCGTGAATAGCCCAGACAAGCGCGTCGACACGGTCTGGTGATCCGCGCCCCTGATAGCCGTCCGACGACATCAAGGCCATCTGATCATGCAGGGCGACAAAGCGATCCGCATGGCGCACGCGTCCTTCTTCATAAAGTGCTGACACGGGTTCAGCGCGCGCTACTTTCGCCCGCGTGGCGTGAACCGCGCGAAATGGTGCGTTCGGATCAAGGGTGTGGATCGTGGATTTGACCATATCGCCACCTTGGTTGACCTCGGCGACGATGCGGTCTGCCTTATGGCGCGCCATTGCGGAAATTGCCGCCCTTGCCCATTCGTTCGGCGTTGCGCGGCTGACAGACGCGTCTTCAAGCACGTAAACATGACGCGCCCCATCCCTGCCCGTACGCGCCACACCTGCAACCACGATTCCACATTCATCGGACGTTGATTTACTTGTCGCTGGCGGATCGACAGCAACAACGATGCGATCAAGGTCTGGCACATCCGACACCACAAGCTGATCAAGCTGTGCGAGCGACCAGAAGGCCCCCGCCACATCGCTCAATAGCTCCCCTTCAAGCTCTTGCCGACCCAGCCGCGTACCACCGTATTTGGCCGTGACTTGCGCAAGATAGGACGGTGCCAGATTCGCTGCGTTTGCGTAGGTGGTTGCATGGGTTTGCACTGTCGCCGGATCTGAAAGCAGATCCCGAAGGACGGGCACGTTCTGGGGCGTCGTCGTAATGCAGACCTGCGGGCTATCGCCTAGGCGCATGCAGAACTGCAGCATGTCCCAAGTGCTCTGCCCATTGCGCCATTTCGCAAGCTCGTCCACCCATGCCGTATCGAATTGAGGACCGCGCAGCATTTCGGGGTCTTGTGCAGAAAAGACGCGCAGCTCTGCCCCGTTCGGCCAGATGAGTGTGCGGCGGGTCGCGATCCAGTCTGGGGCACCACCAGGCGGATAGACGGACATGATGCCGCTTTCACCAAAGACCATGACCTCTTTCGCCTGGTCGAATGTGTCACCGACAATGGCAAGTCGCCGCGCGCCCTCTGCCACTTTCGTACGTACCCACTCTGCCCCTGCACGGGTCTTGCCCGCGCCACGCCCACCAAGAATGACCCAATTGCGCCAATCACTGTCTGGAGGCAACTGGTGAGGCATAGCCCAGAATTCCCACAGGTATTCCAACGCTGCAATCTCATGTTCGGATTGCGCGCTTAGAAAATTAGCCTGAACCGTCGGCGGCGCGGATGCTATCAAGCGCGCGCCCGATCTGATCCCGGATATCGGCGATATCGACCGCGTCGTCGGCAAGGGGGTTTCCTGTTTTCTCATGAAATGCCTCTTCAGCTTTGATCAACACGACATGGACCGTCTGCAGTTCAGAAAGTTTTGCCATCAGCGGCTTTGTCAGCGCCGGTGTAACCGGGCCGATTTCCTCGATTCCGCATTGCAGGAGTTCGCGAATACTTTTGAAAAGGTTTTTGATATGTTGAATCCGGATGCGTGCGTCATCGGCATCGTCATCCGGGCGTACGAGATTTCGTGTCAT